TCCCCCGTAAACTAATATGTGAAACACATAAAAACACAATGCCACGGCCCCCCTTGACGAATCAAGGTATTAAGTGGCTGGAATTCGAAAGAAAAGGACAGGGAAAGACAGATAACAAAAACAATAGAAAACACTGGCGAATGAATTAGTTTGTACAAAAACCTGAAAAATTTTTGCTCATTAATTGCCAAACAATGCTTACACTACTAGGGGACCAGCCGTTCACTATAACCATTGTCTCAATTAAATGAGATTTTATGTTCTTTTTATTAATGGAATAATGTTGTTCAACGCCAGAAAGTTTTCTTTAAAAGCTTACCAGCGGGCCCGAGTACCGCACCAACTGGCCCACCAGTGGCAGTCAAGCCGTCCAATAGCACATCCAGCGCGCCAGACAATATATCCCCAAAATCATTGTCTGATGCAGGGCCGCCAGATTGTAAACCACGCAACAACTGCGTTTCAAAATGTAAAGCTAAAGGATCTGAATCAGGGGAGAAATGGGTATCAAGTGCTGCAATGGATTCAGAATTGACCTCCATCTCATATCCCCTAACGGTCTTGATTACCAATTGAGCTTTAGGGTCAAGATTAGTAAAAATGACCCAACCGTTTGTGAAAGGTTGAAAAATGTCATTGGATACTAGGGGACTTTTTGATTTAGCAAAATCATGATGAGTACCCAGCGGTGCTACAACCCTCCAACGGTCAACTCCACCCTCATCTTGCCAACTGCCGACTGACCAAACCCGAGGGCCAGCCAATCGGCATACGCTGTAGACTCCCTTAAAAGCCTCAGCAGTATAAAATCCAGGATCCATAAAAGCCATGTCTGCCTGTGTCCACTTACCACAATATTCACAAAGTAACCTAGCTGTAACTTCATCAGCACCAGTTGGTGATACTACCTTTGACTTAGTTGCGGTTGAGGTAGTAGGTGCAGATATCCAAGAATCGTCTGAATCACTATCATGTTCAATCTTAACTGTAGCTATTGGTTTATTAACTGTTTTATTAACTAAACCAGATTTATACTCGTTTTCTAAATAACGCTCTGGTGATTTTTGCATAGAATATACTGTACCTTCGGTGGTGGTTGCGGAAGCATCCATATGAATTGTTGTAGAGCCAAAAGCTTGTCTAAACCTTGTAACTGATTGCCAATCTAATCTGGAAAATCTAGATAACTTGCAATCCCAATGTTGACCCTGAGTAGCTCCACTCCAATCTCCACCAGTTTTCTGTTGGAACCAAACAAATTCAGCGTGTGGTGACCAACATGTCATCAAAGCAAAATCCCAGTTACCAACTGCAGAATGAGCCTTTGTAATAGTGTTTATACTAATGATACGTCTTGATAAAATTCTTGTGGTATTCTCATCAGGTATACCATTCCAAGGTATACCTTCCGGACAAGCAGGATCAACTGCATGAACAACATGAGCTGCACCATCCAATGTACATCCAACACTAATTAATTTCTTAAAAACCTTTTCACAATAACCCCAATTAGGTGTGGTAATTAAATCAATTTGATCTACCCGTTTCTTATTACCCATTGTGTTACCTGGATTACCTCTTGGTACCAACCCCTTACCACCAGTAGGTTGGTCATTGGATCTATTCCTCCTCTGTGGTTTTGTCCACCCATGTTTGGCTTGTCCATGTTGAGCCAATCCCCGCTTGCTGGAAAAAACCTTGCCACAAACAGGACACTTATGAACTGGCGAAAAGGTAGATTGAGAGTTATTCATTGTTATTCCAGTAAAAGAGTATATATACAGTGAAAACAGCTATGTGGTCAAATAGCTGTGGTTTATAGCCCATTACCAGGCCGTCATCAAATGATTATGATCTAAACGGTGACTATGAATGTTAATGGTGCCAATTTGCTGTTGTAATTTAAAAACATAATCCTTATAACAAGTACTGATTAATTGTTCGGTCAAACATTGTAATCCAATACTAATTCCAAAAGCTCGTTCAAAAGCAACACGAGTTTCAGGCATTATTGATAGTCTAAGAATGTCAACATTAAGCCACTTCATTTTGGCATGCAAACCATAGTCTGTATGTAGTCTGAACTTGTGCCATTCAGCCTCCCCTGATAAATCTAAAGGTTTAATCCCATTAGTTGCTTGAATCCAGGTTAGCGCATATTCCTGCAATATAGGAATACCTTTCATGACAGAATAAAGTCCAATTGCATCAGCCCGCATCCTATGTACCCAATAAGTATGAGGTCGTGGACGCGACCCTACAGTTCCATTACTCAAAGTTCTCCATGGCATATTAACAAACTTATACCCACCAACAAAAGGTATAATTTTACTTGAACAAAATTCAACTTTAGTAATATGATCAGCTAATTCCCAAGTTATTTTAAACCCTGTTGAATCAAATAATGTTTGTAAACGATCTGCATCGTAATCGTCCCTTTCCATTATAATGACACTATCATCACCGTCAACCATAAAATCTGAAACCCAATGTCTATTAACATAGACAATAGATAATCCGTTAACAATGCAATTACCAAGTGCTGTATTTTGATCACCAGACATACGTTTACCAACTGTTTTATATTTAACACCATTACGTGTTTTACATTTATTATTAAGTTGCAATTTTAATAACCTTTTTAACAGTCCACTTCTATTTTGTCTACGGTAAACGCGATGTTCAGCCTGCAGTTTTCTCTTCTTAACATATGCATCAAACCGGCTGGCATCAGCACATATAAAAACCGGATCTTTAAACTTGCCTGCCTTAGCATGTAATAACTCAGCCCTTGTTTCATTATTGAGCCCCTTAGCAACCCAAGGTGTATTAGGAAAATCACCTGGTTTGCCAGACCCAACATACCCATATAACCTCTTCTCCATAGGCTTGAGAAATTTTGCCAAGAGAAATGAATATTCAGGTGTGCGGTATTGAATCATTCGAGGGTCCTTAACCAAACAAACATCAAACTCATATTTATCTGGTTTAATAAAACCAGTAATACGGGCATCCTTGGTTTTAAACCCTCGAACAGCCAAATTCCTAGCAGCCCTAGCATACCTAGCTGCTTTACGACCTGAATAATGAGCAATAACACGCTCATCCTCCCAAGCATCACAATGACCCAGTTCTTTACCAATTTTATCTGCAAGTTGATTAATGAAAACATAGTAATGATCTGTTCCCTCAGTTGTTTCCATCATTACACGATTAGCAGCAGCGGTAATTTCATTTTTAACGCAATTAGAATGTGAAAAAGGATGATAAAGGCCTGGAATTGAGTTACCTGCCAATGGTCTAAAATGCCACATATAGCGTTTATGATTACAGCGTGTAGGTTGCAGTCCAACAAATCCACATCCATTGTCAAATTGTGTCTTTGGTTCAACTGGTGAACAAATGGACGCCACACCAACACACCGATCCTACGCTTTACCTGCTTTCTTTGTTGGCAAACTAACCGCAACCTTACCATTGATGCCATTCAGATTACCAGCATTACCAGTTGTAGTAAATTCATTTTGTTTTTTAATCCATTTTGCAGTTATTTTAAACATGTTACGAATTTGATCGTCTGTAGCGTCAGGTACATTTGCAGCAGCAGCTGATTTACGTATTATTTCAGTTCTTTCTGATTGTGTAAACCTTTGCCAATTATATTTCTTAGCTATCTCAATACCCTTAGCAACACCTAACTGATAAGTTGCATCACAAGGGTACCCTTGTACATTGCAAATGTTCAACCTGATTTCTTCAGTAATAGCTTGGGCATGTTCAAAATAAGTGCGAGCACGCTGGCGCACCTTTAACTTGGGTTGTGTGTGATTTAACATAGTTTTAGTCTTATCCATATGAGCCATACCAGTTTCATCAACCTCCTTATGACTAGTTGGTTCTTTATTAGCATGATGTGGTTCAATTGGCACTTGTGGTTCTGGTTGAGGTAAAACATGTTCGTACTCAGACCCACCCTGATAATTAACAATAAAATCATACTTCTTAGTATTAATTTTTTTAAATTTAGTTTTTGTAAAACTACCATCACTATATATTAACCTAACTGGCAATCTAAGTGGAATTTTGCGGCCAAACCAACAAAACTTTTTATCTATCCCTGCTAAGCTAAAATGGGTTTCATGTTTTGGAATGTTATGAATAATCATAGAACTAGTCTTATGCTGATTATTAAGTTGGACACCAACAGTATGTTGATTACCACTGTCATTATAGTAAAACATATCCAACTGATTAATAGCATAATCCCAAACCATGGTCACTTTTAACCCTGGAGCTAATTGGTATGTAATGTCATCACTAGTACAGGATTTTTGCTGTTCTTCTCCCCCTGTACTTTCTCCAACTTGAATGTCCCCTGCACC